TTTTAAAGAGCCCAATCCTCTGGAGCTTACTCCAAGTTGAGCGCCTTCGCTAATAAGTTCTTTTACAATACGCCCCATTGGCGTATCCATAATTTTGGCTTTACCTATCCAATTTGTACCATCTTCTTTAAGAGATGTAATCATGTGAGATACTCTATCTAAGTTTACAGTTGGACCTTCTGGGTGTCCTAACTCTCCGTAAGCTCTTTTAGTTTTAACAGACTCTTCTACATATCTGTTAACTTCTCTCTGCATAATCTCTTTAGGATAGACTCTGCCGTTTTTGTTCTTTAAATCTGACTGTAAGAAAACTCCTTCAATAAACACATTAGGTTTATTAGGGTCTTTACTGTCTTCTGTTAAGTAATTAATACTTTCGTTAAATTCTTTAATAAGTCTCATCTACTTCTCCGTTTAACCTAGACTTCCGCCATCATAAACATTACCTGAATCGTTAGTGTCTAGTGGTGCGTCTTGATGTTGTTGTGAACCGTAACCAGAAATTTTAGCACAATCAACTATAACAGTTCCACCAGCACCGCCGGCTATAACTACTTCTATATCTGATGTGTTTTCTGAGTTGTCGGCAAAACCGTACATATCTATTGTTCCGCTTTCCATAAGCTCATATAGTACGACGGAGTTTCGTTGAACCTTAGCGCTAGCTCCGCTAGATAAAGTCCAATGTAGTCCTTTTATATTGACTGCTGGGGAGCTTTGCGTCTCAGTTGATTTCTTTAGTGTTGTTGCTAAAGCAATTGTTCCGGTTGCTGCAGTCCCCCTAACAGATACTACTCCCTGGACTTGGGTTAGTTTTAAGTTATTAACTGTGACTGCCATGTGATTTCCTTTTAATTAAATTAATATGTTTTTTTCTTATGGTTCATGTGTGGACCCTCTTCGAGAACTTCCACATTAGGATCATTCACTTCAACTGTTTCTATACCGTGTTCAAACATTACTTTATACCAAGCGACTGTACCGTCAACTGGTTCTGCGTGTTCGCCAATAATTGGTGTACCTTCGTTCCATTCCTTGTGCATTATTTTACTAGCGCACATGTGCTTATCGCCTTCTAATGAACCTTTGGCAACACCATCAACAGGACTTTCGGTAAGCGTCCCGTTTCTAAAATCTTTAAATGTCTTCGCCATCTGTTTCTCCTTCTACAGGCATGCCTGTTGTTTGATCTATATCCACAAGTGCGTCATCTAATGCTACACCTTGTGGTTCCATATCAGGATCAACAACATGTTTATTAAAAACATCCTGTGCTTTCTCCTGTCTTAATGTATCTAACGCATCATTTGTTCTTTGTTGCATTATATCATTAAAGTTCTGTTGTACTTCTGAGCCTTTATTGGCTATCATGTTGTCCAACATATCTGAAATTGCTTTGTCTGCCATTATATTTATATCTCCTAGTTATCCGGCCCTGGTTCTGGATTACCTTCACCGGGTACCTCATTACTTATATTACCTTCAGGTGCCGGTTGATCACCTTGTACCTGTTGGAGAGGACTCCACTGATACTGTCTACTGTATTGTGGCTCTGCCATAATCTCTGTTTCAATAGTATCTATTTCCTCATCTGTTAACATTAATACATTTTTCTGTATGTAACGCTTACTAAAAAATGTTCCTATATATGCTGCAAGACCATTTAATACTTCTACTCTACTTCTTAGAATCTCTTGTTCTTTAGATTCTGTGTAGTAAGCATCTGTGGCAAATTCAAACTCTATATCATCTTTGATATCTTGCCAATCTTCTTCAGTTAAAACACCTTTTAGTAAGAGCTGCGTATGTAATAAGTCCGCTAACATTACCGAGAACTTTCTTCTTAACTTGATGATGAATTTTGTAAACTTCATCTCGTCTCGATTTATCTCAGCTGCTCTACCAAAATTTAGTCCAGCCTGTTGTTCTAATCTCGATACAGGAATATTTAATGCTTGATACAATTTCCTTTGAAAATATTCTACATCTTCAATCTGCCCTAGGTTTTGACCTGCTGGCAATGTATCAATCTGTGTTCCTGTTCCGCCTTCCCTTCTAGGTAACCAGAAGTCTTCCAACATAGACATGAACTTCTTATCATCTCTAATTTCACCTGTGTTAGCATCGTAAACTAATTTGTTACGATATCTATCCATTATGTCTTTTAGATATTGTTCTGCCTTCATTTTAGGCAAGTTACCAACATCTACATAAAATATTCTTCTTTCTGGAGCTCTTGTAATTCTATAAATTACTACTGCGTTCTCCATCATTCTTAATTGGTTTGCTGGCCTAATAGCCTTATGTAAATACGATAATGCTATATTCTTATCGTGATCTACCAAACCACTTGGTGCGTATGCTATAGCGTCTTTTGTTATTTTTAAACCTTGTTGGTTTTCAGGTGCAACATATGCGCCTGGTTTTGTAGTAACTCCTTTATCATTATAGATAAAAAACTCTTCTACTTGTTTAACAAACATAACGCCAGAAGGATTTTTTTCCTTCTTAACTTCACGCACTTTCCTAATTTTTCTAGGATCAATATATCTAATATCTTTAATCCCTTGTTTAGGTTGTTCTATATCGATGACTTTATGAAAAAAGATCTTGCCATCTATATACCATCTTCTATAATAATCCTGGGCTCTTTCTTTAAAGTCCATTAGATTCTTAATATATTCAAATTCTTTTTGGATTGATTTCCTAACTGAGGCTGATAGATCTACATCATCCAAGTTAAGTTCGACGGGTGATTCGTTCTCTAATTGTGCAATAGATTCATTAATAATATCTTCTACTGCTGTATCTACATCTGCCATCCCGGCAATGTCTCGATACCTTTTAATTAGCTCCGACTCTGTTTGAGCTACGCCTTCGAGATCCATGTAGGTACCGTAGTACCCACCTGCTCGAATCGACTCAATAGCACCGTCATCTGAAGGGGCAACAAACGATTTCTCGTTTGCTGCATTATCCTTCCTTTTAATCTCAAATCCAAATAAATCCATAATTTTATATCCTGTTGCCCATCTGGTTCCCCATTATTGGGACTACCTTAGACGTTTGTGTAATGCTGGTATTGGAAAGTTACTGTAAACTCTTCAATGATGTCGTTTTGTGCATATTGTAATGCAACTTCTGACATATTGATTGGGAAAGCATCTTCTAGGATATATGTTCCTTTAGTAATTGTGCCTCCGTTTCTGTCTAAGTGTTTAACAGTTAACTCACCATAGTAATCTGCAGGATTCAAAATCCCTTGGTTACTTTCTTTATTATTAATACCTTCCATCCACTGTTCAAAAGCAGATCTTAAAGATTGCTTAGTGTCGTTAATAATGGTTACTGTGAAAGGATCAAATATTCTTTCGCCAGCCATCTTAACTTCCCTACCTCTGTATTGAGTGATTACTGGGTTAACAGTAGAAGCTGGAATAGCTGCACCACTAACAAGCAATCTTGCATCGTTCGTTGGCTGCGCTGCGCCTACCGCTGCTGGCCAGGAAAAGAGTACCTCAAACTGATTGGGACGAGCACCGCCTCCGGATAGTTGTTGTTTAAAGTTTGATATTGACATTTGTTTCTCCTATACTCAATATTTATAAGTTACGCGCCGACTTCTTCGAATTCTACGCCTGTTCTTGTTGCTATAAAGTTGAGGGTAATAAAGTTAATACTTCTAGTAGGTTTGATAAAGATATCAGCTACGAACTGATTGCTATCAATAACTTGTGAAGTGTTATTACTGTCATCACATACTACTTTAAAGTCGTATATGCCTCTTCCGCCTTGAACATTCCTTAAGAAAGGTTTAACAATATTTACAAACTGATTTCTTGTAAACGCATCATTGAATTCAAACAATTGATATTTAGCTGAAGTTGCAATAGCTTTCTCAAGCACAATAAACAATCTTCTAACATTAATTCTATCAAATGCACTTGGTTGTGAAAGTAATGTTTTGTCTCCAAACAATACAATCCCTGCTCCAGGTGAATTAATGACTGGGTTTACACCAATTTTGTATAGGTTGTCTCTATTCGCCTTAGTAGGACTCCATGCTAGTTTAACTGCATTTTTAATTTGTCCTCTATTAAAGCCTGCTGGTGAATACCAAGCTTCTCTTTCTAAGTCTGTTGCTACACAAAGACCTGCTGTGTCGCCGTTAAGTGGAACCCATCTGTACTTATCGTTGTAACGATCATACATATATTTCCAGTTACTATCCATAAAACTGTAAGATGTAGCTGCTAACAATCCTTTATCTGTTGTAATAGCTGCTTCCTCTCCACCTGCATTGTTTACACATGATGCAAACTGTGGTGAGTGGAATGAAATACAATCTTTTCTTGTTTTAGAAATGTTATCTTGTACAAACTTTTGGTCTGTAGTACTAATAGAACCTGTAATAAGTAGTGAAACATCTACTTGATCGGCATCTGCGAACAAATTCCAACCTGTTTGAATGTCTCCACTATCAGGACTATCATCTACACCACCTGTTAACGAACTTAATCCTTCGCTTGTTGTAAAGTTAGAAGTAAATGTTGTACCAGTTTTAGTTGTTCCCCATGTGCTTTCGCCTGCTGGGTGATCTGTCCAATATATGTACTTAGACTGCTGATTAATCACGTCTTTGTAAAACAGTGAACCGCCTTCGCTGTGTTTAGCATCTGATGCTTTAGAAACACTCTCGAATCTTTCAAGAATTGTTCCAATTGTTCCTGAGAACAATCCGTCTTCGTCGACTACGACAATGTGCATCTGATCGTTTGATCCGCCTGCCAACAATACATCAATTGATGAAAGTGGGGCTTGATCGAATTCATTTTTATAAGTCCAATCTGTAGCTAAGACTGCTGTAGCTGTTGCTCCAGTACCGCCTCCGCCTGAGAATGAAATAGTAGGTGCCGCTGCATATCCATTTCCTGGATTAGTAATTGTAACTGCTGTAACTGCACCGCCACTTATTGTAGCTGTACCTGTTGCTGTAACTCCTGCGCCTGGCGCTGTAAATGAAACAGTAGGTGCTGATGTATAACCAGATCCTCCTGCTGTTACAGTTGCTGATGCAACAGAGTTAGTATCAAAATTACTAGAGTCTGCAAAAGAAACTTTAAGAGAGTTTCCTAAAGCTCCTGGGTACCTAGCTGCCCACATACCATTAGAACCAGCTCCTGATTCATGGTTGTTGACATAGTCATCATCATTTTTAATTAAAACAGCTGTTCCGCTTTGTACAGCGTTAACAGATGTAGTATCGTCAATGACTCTGACTGTTTTTAGTTGATTACCATAAGCCAAGAATGACGCTGCTGTAAGAAAGTCTTTAGCAGTAGTGTCATTAGGCTTTCCGAATCGAGCTACTAACTCATTTTCGGAACTAATTGTTGTGATCTCGCCTGCTGGCCCCCATGCAAAGTCTCCTACGAAGCCACCAATTGTAGTAGCAACGGAAGGAACAACACTAGTAAGGTCAGTTTCTTTTACAAGAACACCTGGTGATAGCTGAAATGCCATGTTTTTCTCCTCGGTTTATATTATCTTATGTTAAAATTTAATGACACAAGTTTTATTATCATCCAACTATTTATACATCATAAAAGTTCTATATCATAATTTGTAATTACGGCATTTTAGACTGTAATTACACTACCTGTTTATTAAATTCTTCAGTTTTTTCTGTAGATTTGAAGGGTGGTATTCATCTTCTAATAACCACACATCATCTCCTATCACCTCAAATTCTGGTTCTTGTCCATCGTATCTTATATATGGAGTTAGATTGTGTTCTATTTCTCCCATTTGTTGTCCATATAGTCCTTCTCTAACATTAACATCTGTCATATCTTTAAAGAAATTTTGACTAGACAACCAGCCAAATAGTACCATGCACATAACTAAATCATCATGGTAGCCCTCATCTGCTTGATAAGTGTTACCTTTTTCAATAAAAGTTGATATTTCATGTATAATATGCTCATCAAATATCAATAACTTTTGTTCTTCTAGTAAAGACTTAAATGTAAAACATCCTTGTCTTTTAACTTGTTTAGAAGTTGTTACTCCTAACTTTGTTGCTTTACCAAACCCAGGGCTTACATACTGCCTGTTCTGTTCAGTAACCGTAGTGAGAATGTTTTCATACTCTACTTCTTGATGTAATATCTCTACTACCTGTTGTCCTATATCATTTACTTCTACTAATATAAAAGCATTATTATAGTCCCTACCTACTTTCCCTATTACATCTGGGAATAACATAGGTGCAATTTCGTTGTTTCTATACTTTGCCACTACTTTATATGGCATCTCGGTTATGTCTACGACTACAAAAGCAGAGTAATCTCCGCCAATACCTCTGGCAGTATCACATGCCATTGCGTAGTATCTATCTTGTTTAGGTTCTTCATATATGTCTAACCCTGCATTGTGAAACTCTGGTTCTTTTGTACTTAATCTACCTATAGTTGTAGCATTAATTAAAGTATTTGTTGAACCTAAGAACTCACACATTACCTCCTGGTTAAATTTAACTTCACCTAACAATCCTTTTTGTTCTTCTAACCACTTCTCATCTCTTCCTGGTATCTCATAGTAAGGTATGAACATGTGTTCAAAACCATTTTGTTTTTTCTCTGCTTCATTCCAGAACTTCCAGAAGTGATTGTAGCCTAGTGGTGTAGATGTAAGTAGAATTTTAGTTGTTTCACCAGCAGAAATAGTAGGATAAACAGAAGTAAAGAACTCGTCTGCTATGTTGTTAGGTATGATTGCTGCCTCATCAATGTATAGCCAATTAACTGATTTACCACGAATGGCGGATGCTGTTGTAGCTGCTGATAGTACTTTACTATTATTTTCTAATTCTACATCACCTTTATTCCATACTCTAACACCCTGTTGCATCCACAAAGGTAAGTTCT